GCCGGACGACTGCGTGCTTCCGTCACTCCTGCCACAACAGGCAAGTCATTCGACACCAAGGCATTCCAGACTGACTATCCGGATTTGTATTCAAAGTATCTGAAATCTGTCGAAAAGAAAGCATCTATTCGTATAACCATAAGAAAGGAGAAAGAAAATGAGTGTGAATAAAGCAATCCTGTTAGGACATCTCGGAAAGGATCCCGATGTCAGATATCTTGAGGGCGGTGTCGCCGTCGGCCAGTTCTCTCTTGCCACGACCAAGCGCGCACAAACTTTGCCAAATGGCACACAAATTCCCGAACGTACCGAATGGCATAATATCGTAGTATGGCGTGGTATTGCCGAAACAGCCAAGAAGTATCTTCATAAAGGGGATAAGGTATATGTCGAAGGCGAAATCAGAAGCCGGTCGTTTGAAGACAAGAACGGTGTCAGGCATACTGTCGTTGAGATATTTGCAGAAAGCATGGAGATGGTAACTGTCAAGCAGCAGACACAACATGCCAGTTCCGATGATGAGTTGCCCTGCTGATGGAAGCCACTATTATAAAGAAAGACGGTAAAGCAACTCTTGACAAACCGTTTGAGTTCATGCTAAGCCTGCTGAGAAATGGGGAATATACCCTCACCATCAAACGCAAGACCAAGCCCCGTACCCTCAACCAGAATGCCCTCATGTGGCAATGGTTCCGATGTATCGGGGCCTGTTTCAGGGAATACACAGGAGAGGAATATTGGAGCACCGCTGACGGTGTGCAGGACATACATGATCTCTACTGCAAGAAATTTCTGAGCAAACAGGTGACCATAGGTGGAAAGACCGAAACCATATCCCGTGGCACAAGCAAGCTGAATACCTTGGAAATGACAAACTTCATGGAAAGCGTGAAGGCTGATGTCAACAATGATTTTGGCATCATACTCCCCTTGCCTACCGATAAGTACTATTCCGCCTTTGTAGCCGAGTATGAAGGCAGATATTAATAATAACAAATTAAAATATAATTATGATTACAAACGATTATGAACCGGAGGAACTGCAGTTTGTCCTGCCGGAAGTTGTAAAAGACACATTCCCTCTTGAACTGACATTCGGAAATGCTGAAAACGAGAAGGAGATCATCAAGGCTGTCAACGAGCATTTCAATGTCATGTTCCCGGAGAATGAACTGGCAATGAGATATATGGATAATTTTGAAAAAGACGAGATCAGAAAGAAGTATTGTGAGCTCGTAGAGAAAGAGCTGCCCAGTGCCGAGGCAGAACTGCTGAGTGCAAAGGAAGAGGCCAAACGACTGAAGGCGGACGCTGAGGAGGCTCTTAATTCGGTTAGCAGACAGATCAAGGATTATGCCGCCAAGGTGACGGAAGGCACAAAGGAAAAGAAGCTGCCGCCAACCAAGACATTCCGTATAGCCCTGAACGGCTACTACCTTTTCTATTCGGTAATAAACGGCCGTGTTCTGCTGGTCAAGGCTGAAAAGATTTCATCTTACGACAAATCTTCCCTGTGGGCGCAGGAGGATAGAAACCGCACAGCCATGATGGAACTGTTCGGACTGGATTTTCCGGCAGTGGAGAAACCTGACGATGATGATTTTGACAACGAACATGACATGATTCCGGATGACAGCGACGACGAGCTAGGTAATGAAGATGATCTGAACGATGCATTGGGATGTGTTGATTCTGACGAAGAAGAAAACTGATGAGTAGGCTACGGCATAAGAGGGGACGCAAGTCGGCGTATGCGCTCTCCCTGACACGGAATCCATATTGGGAGAAGGTTGCAAGGGAAATACGTATCAGGGACGGACACAAATGCCGGCATTGTAACGCCCTCTATCCGCTGGAAGTACATCATATGCGCTATAAGGTGAATGGAATGTCCATAGTCGGTCATGAACTCGAACATCTGGACTGCCTTGTCACCTTATGCGCCTCTTGTCACGAAAAAGTTCATAAAGGAGTAATCAGACTATGAAATATCAATTACGAGATTATCAAAAAAAAGCCAGTGACGCCGCTGTAATGTGTTTTAAGATGAAGTCAGGCAGGAACGGTCTTTTGGTACTTCCGACAGGTGCGGGCAAATCACTCATCATAGCGGATATAGCAGCGAGGCTTGAGGAGCCTCTGATTGTATTCCAGCCTAATAAAGAAATATTGGAACAGAACTTTGCGAAGCTGCAAACATACGGAATTTGGGATTGCAGCATATATTCCGCGTCAGTGGGCCGGAAAGAGATCAGCCGTATCACATTCGCCACTATCGGCAGTGTCATCCGGCATATGAAGGACTTCCAGCATTTCAAGAACATTCTGATTGATGAATGCCATCTTGTCAAGCCAAGCGATGGAATGTACAAGAGATTCTTCGAACAGGCTGAAAGAAGGATTGTAGGGCTTACCGCCACCCCATACCGGTTATATTCCTGCATGAACGGAAGTATGCTTAAGTTTCTCACCCGTACCCGTCCGCGTGTCTTCTCCCAGGTCCTGTATTATTGCCAGGTAAGCGAATTGCTTGCCAAAGGGTTTCTTTCCCGGTTGAAGTATTACGATGTCACGAGAATTGACCTGACCAAAGTGAGGAGAAACTCTTCCGGAGCTGATTTTGACGACGCAAGCCTGTCTGATGAATTCCGGCGTGTGGATCTGTACGGCTATCTCATCTCCATAGTGAAACGATTGCTTCATCCCAAAGTCGGGGGAGCACGTAAAGGCATGCTTGTTTTCACCCGGTTCACCGCCGAGGCTGAAATGCTTGCACGGGAGATTCCTGACAGCGCCGTTGTAAGCGCGGATACCACCAAGTCTGACCGTGAGAGAATACTTGCCGAATTCAAAGCCGGGAAAATAAAAGTTGTAGCCAATGTCGGCGTGCTTACCACAGGGTTTGACTATCCAGAACTTGACACCGTCGTGCTTTGCAGACCTACCATGTCACTCTCACTGTATTATCAGATGGTCGGACGTGTCATTCGTCCGTGCCCCGGCAAGAACGGCTGGGTCATAGACTTATGTGGCAATATCAGGACATTCGGGAAAGTCGAGGATTTAAGGGTAGAACAACCGGAAAAGGACAAGTGGTGCATCAAGAGCAATGGCAAACAATTAACTAACGTAATATTATAATCATGTATATCATAAGAGGACAAATACCATCAAAGAGCAATTGTTACAAGATTGTTTCTCATTTTGACCCCAAGACCCGAAAGACACATTCCTCGCTTGCAAAACAGAAAGTGCTCAAGGAATACGAAAAGAACTTTTATATCCAATGCCCCGAACGGGGACGGATGATTGAGGGATATTTCAGACTGAGGGCAAAAGTCTATTATAACAGCAAACGGCCGGATTTGGACAACTCACTGAAGATACTGCTTGACTGTCTGCAAATGACGGGAACAATCAAAAACGACCGTCAGTGCGTGTACATAGAGATTGAAAAATTCGTTGACCGGAAAGAACCGCGTGTCGAGTATGAAATAACCCCGGTTGAGTTCGGGTAAAGGAAACGCCTATGGCAAGACCTAATAAAATGGGATTGGATTATTTCCCTTTTGACGTTGATTTCTTTAATGATGAGAAGATTGTAGCCATATCCGGGGAATTCGGGATTAAAGGAGAAATTGTTGTAATCAAGCTGCTTTGTGCGATATACCGAAATGGATATTTCATATTGTGGAATGATCTGCTGAAATTCAAACTCCTTAGAGACCTGCCCGGAGTGTCTTCTGAATTGCTCGACAGCATAATGAACCGTTTAGTCTTATGGGGCTTCTTTGACAAAGACCTGTTTGATTCGATGGGAGTTCTTACCAGTGCGGGCATCCAGAAGCGATATTTCAAAATATCTAAAAGGCGTAAATCTGTGGATGATTTTAGATACTTATTAATCAAAGTTAGCGGTTGCGAAAACAAGGAAGTTTTTTCTTCCGACGATGGAGATGTATCGAGCGATACAGTTAATGTTTGCAATGGCGGGGTTAATGTATGCAATAACCCTTTTACTGCCGACATTAATGTATGCAAAAACACCACAAAGAAAAGGAAAGGAAATAATAAAGAAATCTCTCTATCGAGAGATAAAGAAAATCTTCCCCCTCCCGAAATTTTAGGCAAAGGATTAGACGAATGCTATGAGGAATTGTCAAGGGACATGAGCTGGAGTGAAATCGTAACGATGAATACACGTAATTCCGGTTACAAGGATTTTACGGTAGATATGTTCAAAACGTATTTAAAACGTTTTTTCGAGAAGCTCCAGAATGAGGGGGAAAAGGTTAAATCACCAAAGGATGCGAAATCACACTTTGCTAGATGGCTGAAAATTGAGCTTGAAAAACAACGAAACAATGGGAACAATAGGAGCTGTTATACAAGCAAGCAGGAAGCTAACGCCTACGCTCTTAGCTTGCTACAACAACATAAGCGAGACCTCGAAGAAGGCTTGGCTGACCAAATGGAAAGACCGTTCTGAGGTTGAAAGAGTATTTTCACCAACTCAGTGGGGATATGCCCTTCAGAATCCGGAAAAGGCTTATATGGCAGACTGTCCCTCGCTGATGCAGTATGATGCGCTTTACGGCCATGGTTCCTCCGAATATTGGATTGACATACAGGTGTCTGGCATATTCGGGGCTTCCAACAGCAAGGAAAAGGGAGTTGCTGATGGAATAAGAATCTTCTGCCAGTCCTTTGCCTCACAGGTTAAGGCTTACAAACTTTCTGAGTTGATGTTGTTTTTCGCACGCTACAAAGCTGGAAAGTATGATAATTCATTCGCCTCTTTCGATGCCAGAAGAATTGGCAATGCCTTTTTCAAGGAGTTCAGGTCAGAAAGGAATTATGAGCTGGACGCTATAAACCGAAAGAGAATCCAGAATGAGATAGAGAACAGAAGATTCACTCCACCCGAAGGATATTCTTCTTTGAGCTGGTACAACGAACTAAAACGCCGTGCGGAATCCGGTGATGCAGAATCCAAGCAAATAATAGATTTATGGAAAAAATCAGAATAAAGTGGAGCTCCAAAGGCATGAAAAGACGTAAAGAGATATGTGAACGTTTCGGTTTCAGCTCATATCTTACCCTGAATCATGAATCTGAGGTGTATGTCAGAGCTGAGGACCTGCCTGTCTTTAACGAGACTGTACGGCGTGGTTTTCTGACCGTTTTACCCTCTGGTAAAAAGGCGTAAAAATGGCGAAGTTTCTGTTTGTAAAACTTGTTCTCAACGTTTATCTTTATTGATATAACAAACTAAAAGTCAAACCAATACATTAAAACTATGGATATTAAAAACATTCTGATTGACAAAATCAGTCCTTCTCCGATAAATCCGAGAAAGAGCTTTGATGGAGCCGCCTGTCCGGATGAGAAAAGCGGCGATGTTATCAACATTAACGATGCTTATAAGATGAAAAGCATGATTCCATTTTTGACAAACAACTAACGACCATGGCAAGTAATGAAAGTTTCAAACAGGCA